CTCTTTGTGAAATTGACAGGTATATTAAAGATAAAATTAAAATAAACGAAATGAAATGACATACGAAGATATCTGTAAATATGTCTTTGAACAGAGTAATATAGAATGGGAAATTAAGGATAGCCGAAAGCGGGATAGAGAACTTGTAGATGCAAGGCAGATTTCGATGTATCTTGGTAACTGGTTTTATCCTATTCTGACCTGGTCTGCACTTTCAAAACCTTTTGGCAGAGATCATGCAACAGCAATGTCCGCAGTCAGTCATGTTCGTGATATTATGTTTTCTGATAAAATATTCAGGGCAAAAGTGATTGATTATTTGAATTATATCACAGAGCAGAATAAGATAGACATGGAAGATCAGGTTCGTCAATTTGCTGAAGATCAAAATAAGTTTGGGAAAGCAATTGATTTTATAGATAAGATGGAGATTATTGCAAAGGTCTATTGTGATATTATGGGTAAAAAAATTATATGAAATGAAAACACTAAGATTCTTTTTCAGTTTAATTATCGGTGCAATGGTAATAGTCTTTGCCGGGATGTTAGTTTATGCTTTATTACTGGCATTAAAAATCGTGTGAAATGAATATCTCAGAACTTAATCCTTATATGAACCAGTTAGTAAGACTAAAAGCAAAGAACGGAATTGGTCAAGGAATGATACTCTATGGCTATATAAGAGAACTTCATATCTTCAATGGCAGTGAATATCTTATCTGGCAGGATAGCGATGAGGACTGTAAACAGAAATTTGTTATTAGAAATGTTATTGATGTTGAAAAAATAGTTTAAATTTGTCATTTGAAATATTCAATTCAAATCAAATGCGTGGTCCGGGAAAAGGGAATACAAATAATCCAAAAGGAAAGCCTCTAGGAACTCAGAACAGAACGACTAAGGAGGGCAAAGAACTTCTTGAGCAGATACTATTAGGACAAATAGATAACATCAAGGCGGCCCTCGAAATCATCAAAGAGAAAGATCCAGCTCGTTATCTTGATGCTTGCTCAAAATTATTCAGTTATGTCCTGCCAAGAAAAACCGATATTACAACCGGGGATGAACCTTTGCAGCAGATAAACATCAATGTCTCTTCCAGTGACAAGGCCGATAAGTTAAGACATTTTATCAATGGAGGCCAATCTAAGTGACATTTTCTTTAAAAATCTTGATGCTTATCAGTCCGGTGAGCATTTAATAATTAACCAGGGCGGTCAGGGAAGTTCTAAGACCTACTCAATACTCCAGTTAATCTATTTCATCGCCCGGAGAGAATCGAAGCGCATAACGATTGCTAGCTATGCACTGCCTCATTTAAAGCAGGGTGCTATGTCAGACTTTGATAGGATAATTGAATCACTCGGCAATCTTGCAAAAAAGAACATATCGGAAAGTACTTATTATATTGGCAGATCATCTATTGAATTCTTTGGTATAGAGGGTAATATTGCACGTGCACACGGGCCGCGTAGAGACATTCTATTTATCAATGAATGTAACAGGAAGATCACTTATGAAGTATTCGATATGTTAGCAACACGAACACAAGGAACGGTGTTTCTTGACTTCAATCCTGATCAGGAATTCTGGTTACATGAAAAGATATTGCCTAACTTCCCGCATATATTAATTAAATCCAATTATTTAGATAATCCCTGGTTGCCGGAAACTGAATTAAGAAACATCCTATCGAAAAAAGACAAACCAGGATATGAGAACTGGTGGAAGGTTTACGGACTTGGTGAACTTGGAACACTCGAAGGTGCTATATTACCTAACTGGAGATATTTCGAGGAGAATGAAAAATGGCCTGATTACTTACCTTATGGATTCGGTCTTGACTTTGGCTTTAATGATCCTGATGCCATGAGTAAAACTGCCATTGATCATAAGTTAAAGAAGATGTTCTGGGATGAAAAGATATATAAAGACGGACTTTCATTCGATCAACTGAAAGATATTATCTTAACACATTGTAACAGGAATGATTCAATAATAGCCGATTGTGCTGATGCAAGGATGATCAGTCAGTTAAGAAAGTATTTTAATATCAAGCCTATTGACAAAACAAAATGGACTGTTGCCGAAGCCCTTAAAATGATGCAGGATTATGAACATATAATCACGCGAACGAGTTACCATTTAGGCAAAGAGTTCAGCAGTTATATCTGGAATGATAAAAAAGCCGGAGTGCCTATTGATGACTTCAATCATCTTATAGACGGAGGACGTTATAGGTTTATGGATTCAATTACACAAAGAAGTCCGCAAGTATGGCACGGATAATAGATATTGAGAAACTCACTCTAAAAGAAATGATGTTAAATTATGATGAATATTCCGGATTGCCAGAGGGATTAGTTCAGATGCCAGTTCCTGATAAAATAAACATTAAAGATAAATTATATGATATTCCACAAGATTATGAGCAATTCACAAAATCGCTTTGTTATGGTCAGCGTTTATTTCTGGCTCAAAAAGAAGAAAAAGACTTCGGTATAATCATCAGGGTAATAGATGGTTATTATTATACTTTAGTGACTGGTGAAAAATGGGATGCTGATAAGGCTTTATTATTCGGCAAATATGTTTTACTTTGTAAAGTTATTCACTTATATCCTGTCGCTATGCACCTGATTTCTTTGGTTGCTGAATTGGCTGACAAGGAGAAACAACTCCTCTTTCGAGAACCATCGAAGATAGAACTCGCTGCCGGAATTGAGAGGCTTAATGTATTCTCAGAACTTACCTCAATTGATTTTTTAAGGGACACAATGAAGATAACTATTGCGGAAGTCCTCTTAACTCCATATAAGGAGTGCCTTGTCCGGTTTATGATAGCAAAGGAGACGGAGGAATACCGGGAACGGTACTTTAAATTGATGCAGGAAATGTCAAAGCCAAAATCAAAATATGATAACAGCAAAACTTAAAACTATTCTAACAGATTCTGGGTGTACTTTTGTTCTCTATGAACAGGCACAATTAGCAAATCTTTATGTTGACAGAGCACATCCTATTGATGTTATCGGACTGATAGTTCAGCAGAATGAAGTCACTCTGGAAGTGAAAGCAAACGCCATCGCAGAACATTACAACCCTCTTTATATTGAGATACTTCAGCAAGTAAGACTTGAAGACAAAGCCGAAAACAATGAGGTTCAGTTTCAGGAATTACTTGATATTTGTAAGGAGGTGATTGTAAGGATAATTGCAGATGCAGAATTCAGGCACTTGGATGCTTTTATGGCAACGAAGATCCTTGAGACAAAATACGATGCAAATGTAATAGGTTGGTCAATGCCTTTGAATTTATATTATCTTCATAATGAAACACGGGAACCCTGTTTATGATACCTGATGTAAAACCAGAACTTGATGAACTGATTAAGAATATTGCTCAGAGGAATGGTTACTATGGGAATAAGATACCCGCCTCTATTATGCGGATGTTTGAGGTAGTTGAAACTGATTATAATTGTGGTATTTTAGTACCCTACTGGATTCCGGTATTACAGAAAGGGCGAGGTCCCCGGAGAAGCAATACAGATTCAGGACTTACAAAGAAGATTTACAGATGGATGGAGAGCCGGGGGATGTTCAAATCTCATACGACAAAAGGAAAACTCAATGAAGCGCGATTTATGACTTTGTATATCAACAAACATGGAAACCAACATTTCAGAAGTAAGGTATTCATTGATGTTTATGAATCGGAACGGAAGAAAACCATTGAAAAGATCAATAAGAAATATAGTGTACTCATTGGGAAAATTACAATGGATATTCTTTAATGATGATATTTATTCTTATATTTAAGAGAATCAAATAATTACAACATGAAGGAAATTGAGTTGACACAAAACAAAATCGCCTTGGTTGATGATGAGGATTACGAATCTCTAAGTCAGTTTAAATGGCAGGCGCATAAAGACAGATATACATACTATGCGACGCGGACTATTGGACAAAAGAAGGGGCAAATAAAAAGAAGGATCTTAATGCATAGGGTTATTATGAAAACCCCTATTGGGATGGAAGTTGATCATAAAGACCATAATGGGTTGAATTGTCAAAAATCAAATATGCGAAACTGCACTCATTTACAAAACGGGAGAAATATCAAAAAGAATAAAGGGGTAGAATTTATTGGCGTTAACGTTAATAGAGGAAAGTACATAGTTGCACACATAAGATTAAATAATAAAACGATTCATTTAGGTAC